CTTCTCTTCGTTTTCGGGTGAGATATCTCCAAACGACCATTTCTTTTTTGATAAATCATACTTCAATACAAGAGAACCACCAGATGCAGCGGAAATCTTGAGTTCTACATTCACTGCCGTCCCATTGCTTTTTATCACAAGATCGGGAACATCGGATTTCGCATATGCCGGTACAAATGATGATTCCACAAGTTTCTTCTTTTTAAGAAATGTTACTACATTGGTTTCATACAGGAATCCTTGTTGTGTTGCCATGTTTTATTCTCCGTTGAAATATCTATGAATCTAAAGAACATCAAAATAGCAATACATAATCATATGACCCACACACTCCACAAGATCGCAGGAATCGACTACTCTCTTTGTGGTCCTTGCATTTGCGTCTTTGAAGGTGGTGGCAAATTTACGTTCGATGACTGCTGTTTCTACTTTCTGACCGATACCAAGAAGTATGCCAAGATCTTCATGGGAAATATTCACGGAGAGTTGTTCTCCGAATGGGAAGAAGATATGGAGCGGTATCAGAGCATTGCTGATTGGGCAATAGACATTCTGAAGGATGTGAAGCAAGTGGCTCTTGAAGGCTATGCATACTCCGCTACAGGCAAAGTGTTTCACATTGCTGAGAATACAGGTGTACTGAAGTACAAACTATTTCAAGAGGGCATTCCCGTTACCATCATTCCACCCACAGAGGTGAAGAAGTTTGGTTGTGGTAAGGGCAACGCAGACAAGACTGCTATGCACGAAGCGTTTCTCAAGGAAACTGGCATAGATCTCAAGTCAATCATGACACCAGACAAGAAGGACATTACATCGCCAGTATCAGATGTGATAGATGCCTATTACATCTGCAAGAAGATGCATGGCGAGATTCTTCTCTCCGCTATTTGACTAACTTAGAGCGGATTTCCTTGACGAGTCTCTGTGTCGATTGCTTCTGCACTTTTGTTGCAAGACCACCATCACCGAAGATCTTGACCTTTGCCTCTTCGGGAATCTCGGTCTTGATGTCCTCAAGCAACTTGACATTGTCTGCAACTGCTTCTTCTGTCTTCTTGTTTCTGAAGATGAAGTAGCCAACTGAAATCGCAGATGCAAGGAATCCGATTATGAATACTACAAGACCAACTGTAGCAATCTCTTGATAGTAGTATTGGTTTGCTGCTGCAAGACCAACAGAAACAAATCCTGCACAGAGAATGATTCCACCGATGACCTTGTGAAAGTATGCTACGATCATCCCCGCAACAATCATTGCAAAACCAACCATCCAAAAGATTCTTACAATCTTCTGAATCTCTGCGGTCGATGCGGCAACAAGATCATCGTACTTCTTCTTCCAATCGCTGTTGGTGTTCTCAAGTTGCTCAATTTGCTCAAGAAGTGGCTGAATATTCTCAGCAGAAAGATCCTTCTGCACGATATCAACTTCTTTCTGTATTGAGATGGCAGCATTCTCCACCTTGTTACTTTCAACAACAATCTTACTTGCTTCTTCAGCAACAACAGGATCTTCGGTCTTGTCCTTTATAGCAATAGCAGATTGAGTGATGGCAGTAGCAGACTGCTGAATCTCTTCTGCATTTGCTTTGACAACCTCATTTGATTCTGTAACTTTCTTAACATCATCATACACAACTGTGGCTACAGGAGTTTCTGGTTTTATGATAGATGGAGTCGAGGTGCATTTTGCACCAATCATCATGACTCCCATTGAAAGAATTGCTGCAATTCTAGTCATAACACTATTCATCTTCGCACCATCGACTTTCTTTTCTTCATAGACTTTGCTCTCTTGCGATTTGCTGCTGCTCTGCTCTTCTTGGACTTTCGTGCGGCTTTCTTGGCTTGCTTGGAACGGCGAGCCTTCTCTGCTCCACCCATCTTCACACAAGCCTTTCCACCCTTCTTGGCAAGTTTCTGTCCCGCTGGACACTTGAAGACGATTCTCTTCTTTCCACCACGAATGACAATCTTGCGCTTTGCTCCTTCAGCAAGCATCTCAAGTTCTTCTGATGGAATGAGTGAGAGAACTTGATCGACATTGATGTCATCTACACCATACACAACATAGTGAGTTTCCATCAATGATGTGTTTGCAATATCAAGTGATAATTTCATTCCTGTATCCTCATTTGTCGGCTGTGCCTTAGCAAACTTTGGATTTGCAGAATTCTTTGATGGAAATCCACCAGGTCCTTCACGAACCAACTTCACTTGAACTGCCTTCTTCCCCTTGCCCATCGTGGAGACAAGACCTTCGTGTTCCTCGCCACCATGAGTACCAATGTCGAATTGGTGTTGGTGTCGCTTGAACTGATCAAGCATGTGGTGCTTTGCACGGTTGATGTGGTGGTGTGCCTGAAACATGGCATGAAGATGGTGTGCATTGGAATCTATCTCACCATGCACAGCAGCGAGTGCCTTGGCACGACCTTTCTCGCTCTTGTTTGTCTTTTCCACGAACTTTGTGGCATGTGACTTGAGTCCTTCTACGCTTCTCTTACCAGTTGTTCGTGCTGCCGTGTTGGAATACTGCCTGACTATGTCGTGAAGTCTCTTGTTACCCACTAACTTACGGGAAAACTCATGAACCTCTGGTGTAAGGTGCTTCTGTGCAGCAGCAAGATGCTTCGTGATCGCGGCATCTCTCTTTGCAGACAAGGATAATTTGGTTGTCTTCTTGATGGCAAGATCGGGAGCATGGATGCCTTCTCCCTGCAATTGAGAAACATCTGGATGGCTAGTGATCTTTTTCATGCCTTTGCTCCTGGTTTTGGAAGAGCGTACTGTGAGTGAGCGGCAAGTGTGAGTTTCTTTCCACTCTTGACCTTGTATGTGATTGTATTTGGCTTGGCAGTGGTCTGATTCTCACCCTCTCCCTCATGATGGACAAGGTCTGCCTGAAACGCATGACCTGGCTTGATGTTCATGGTCTTGACATGATGAAGGAGAGGGACAAGGTGCTTTACATAGTGTTCCTTGCCAGTTGCATGAACATCCTCTGGTGTCTTGAAGACATGCTCGACCTGTCCATGCTTTGACTTGACGAAATGGGTTCCATCATGCTCCCTGCCTACCACGACACTCATTCCACCATCGACCTTGAGAGAAGGCTCATGCCCCTTGGTGTGCTTTCCCTTGAACCTTTGGTGCATGGCAGTCATGTGCCTGAGTGCCTCGCTTGGGTTTCCATGATAGATCATGTCCCCGACATGCTCAAGGTGTCCTGTGAAGGGTTTTGCGGGTTTCTTCTTCTGCGCTGCTTCGAAGATAGGTTCCTTCTTCTTCTTTCTTCGCCAGACCCCCTTGCCAAACTCCTTTTGGCTGTACTTCGGTGACACAGGTTCCCCATCCGAAACCATTGCAACGCCAGGAGCAGATGCCGTATTTGCAACTTCCTCACCAAGCATGATCTCAAGGATGTCCATCTTATCCTGATCTTCAAGTGCCTCGGACATGAGTCTATAGGCTTCATCGGTAAGGTTTTTTCGCATGAAGTTCTGGTATGTTTCTTTCATATCTTCCTCAGTTCCTGCAAAAGAGAATCTTCCATTGGTATTGCTGCAAGATCTGCCTCTGGTATTTCGTGGCGAAGCACATTGAGATAGTAGAGGAATGTCTTGAGTTTTGGATGGAACTTCTCCTCCATCCTGTAGAACAATATTCTATTTCCTGCCTCTATTCCGAACACATTCGTAAGGACGATCAGATGGTTTATGATCAATCTGTTTCGCTGTGCCGTGTCCCCATCGTCGCGATTCATTAATCTCTTCAGATACTTGATTCTGTCTATATCCTCATAGAACTCCTCAAGAGAGGAGCATTGTGGGTTATCATAGTTTTCAAGTGCGAAGGTCAAAAAGTCTTCATCACGAATACGATTGTCTGACATTAGAAACTTAGTCGTGGTTCTTCTTTTCAGATGTCATGTAGAGTTCTGCATCGATCATATAGAGTCCGCCAGGAACCATAGATGTTCGAATCTTCAACTTACCGTGCATACGGGAACGAAGAAAGATTTCGTCATCAACATATGCATCACCAGAGATTGGGTGATCACTAGCGCGTCTTCCATACTGATAGACATTGAATGTCCCGTTTGTGGCATCCTTGACACCGAAATTCATGTCACCATCGTCCACATGAAGACCGATTGTTTGCAACTGTAGGAAGAGACGGTTCAAACGATCCATTGGATCAAGGTGCTGACCTGTGAGGAACCTCTTGATGAATGCATTGATAACTTGCATGTTCTCTGGCTTCTCGACGTAGAACAATGCCCTGTCATCCAACGCAGAGCGGTGGTTTGTGTTGTATGTTGATTCCAATAGTGCTTCGACAAGAGTCTGATTCTTGCTCTTGTCAAGAGTGTTTGCGGCAATATCGGAAAGCGAGTCTCTGCGAGTGAATGGGTTCATTTGAATCTCCGTGATTTCGTAAAATATGTATAAAGGAAAACAGCGGCAAAAAGCCGCTGTGTTCTTTAGAGAAGACTTGGTTGTCTGTCACTTATTCCAAGGAAGTTTCTTGGAAACCCAATTCCAAAGTGGGGTGCCGATTGCAGCACCAGCGACAAACATGAGAATGCTCCACCAAGCCGTACCTAGAAAATCTGCCATTTGGTTCTCCTTTATAAAATGAAACCATGTACCTCTATGTATAGACCCACTCTGAGATTTCCCAAATCACTGCTTTGCTAAATATGACAGGAGGATTACCATGGACAGACAATATTCAGAATCATTTACCATCCCAACAGGTGGATGGACGGGTGGAGCAAATGCAATCATGTGTACAGGTGTGACTCTAACAACAGGCATAACCGCAGATGTCAAATTGTGGAGAGATAGCGCAACCACGCGCATTGTCATGGCACCAGGAGAGATCCTACCGCTCAAGGTTCGTTACATCAATCACAACTCGACGGTGATTGGATTCAACTGATACCACTGATTGTACAACTGAAGAGAACTAAGAAGCCCGGGGACATATTCCACGGGCTTTTTTACGAACTCCTGTAGGACACCCGTCTCGCAAGCCACAAGAATCACGATCTGCTCGACCTTTCGACCCGTGAGTTCTTGGAACATCAAAGAGTATGCCGTGGCTTGCTGAAAGTAATTCTTGATTCCACTTGTGTGCTTTTCGCGAGTCGAACCCTTGAAGTCCACAACTGAAAGTTTCCCGTCGTAGTCACAGATGCAGTCAACTCTGCCAGCGAGTCCTACGCTCTCACTCCACATGTGTTGCTCAAGTGCATAGACATTGTCGATCTTTGTCTCGACGTGGCTCTTCAGCATTTCGTAGAGTTCATTGACATCAGAATGTTCGCAAAGAACAACACCCTCGTTCTTGAGGAGATGTTCCATCATGGAATGAATCGTGTTTCCACGATCACAGACTCGCTGTGCCTCGCGAGGATTTGCTCTACGCCAAATCTCTATTCCGTCCTTACCTTCGAAGCCAGTGACCGTCGTGACAGACGGCAGATGCTTTCCCGAAGGTGTGATGTAGACTCTCCCGTGCTTGCTCTCAAGCACACGGAGTTCGGGAAGGTCTAATTGTACGGGTTGGTAGTTGTATGTTTTCAATCATCTATCCATTTCACAGGGAGGAGTTGGAAAATCCTTGCTCCTCTTTGATATATCCATGGTTTGACCAGGTGTCTTTACCTTAGTCTTCTTTTCAATATCTTTCTTCTCGGAAATAACTTCCTTGAAGTAAGCCACGGTTTCACTCACACTCATATTAGTATAACGTGCTTCTCTGATGATGTCAACATACTTCTGATTAGAAACTATTGCTTGCCACGGAAGATTCATTCTATCGGCACAACGACGAGCAAACTGATAGTCCGACTCATGCTTCTCGGTCAATTTCTTCTTTTGTGCCATTTGCATTCTTCCTTTTTGTGGGTTTTGGATTGAACAAAGATTCTTTTTCCTTTTCATTCAAACCAAAAAATCCAATATCAATAAGCATCTTTACCCTATCCTTCTTCAACTCATCATCGGAAGATAGGATTGTTTTTAAAGATTCAATTAATGCTTTATCGCTCTTCTTCATACCACTATTTATTCTTGCTGTGTTCTGAAAATAAAACACCCCTCATTTCTGAGGGGTGTTCGGTAGCGAAGTTCCTTGTGCGGGTTAAGTTACTCCCCGACGCGCAGTGAATAGCGTAATGAGACGCTTGCACTGTCCCCACGCCGACTCAGTGAGAAGACTGGGGCGAACAACAATATGTATAAAACTCACTCATTTGCCAACTTCTTGAAGTATGACAAGGCATCATCCTCGTCATCATCTTCACTCACCTTGCTAGTCTTTGGCTTTGTTTCCCGACCAGGTGCCTTCGCTTCAGCAGTTGGGAACTTCGGGGTGAACTTCTTCTCCGAAGCATCCTCTTCTTCCTCAGAAATGTCCATGTCCTCTGCCTTCTGAGACTGAGAACCATTGATGACGGATTGGAACTTTGTCTTGAGTTCTCCATATGCCTTGAACTGATCGGGCTTCACGAAGTCAAGCAATGAGTATTCCTTGCGCCACAGAGCCTCAAGTGCCTTGTCATCTCCGTCGAGGAGAGGTGACGATGCAGAGAACTCTGACTTGTCGTAGTTGCGGTATCCATCGACATTACGAATCTTGATCTTGAAGTTCGCTCCCTGCCAGAAGTCGAACGGATTTACAGCATCCTCGTCCTTGTACTGAGGATTCATCTTGTCGTTGATCTTATCAAAGATCTTCTTGCCATAGCGGTAGAGGAAGATCTTACCGTTGTTGGCAGGATTGACAGGATCTTCAATCACAAGGACATTGCTGATGTAGGACAACTTGCGCTTGCGATCACGCGCAATGTTCTTGTCATCATCGTTTCCGCTGTTCCACAACTCGTTGTTTGCTTCACAAACAGGACACTTCTGTCCGATTGTGGTGGGGCAGTTCTCAATGTACCAACCACCCTTCGATTGGAATCCGTGGCTGAAGACACGAACCCAAGGAAGATCCTCGCTTGGAGGAGCGGGGAGGAAACGGATGACTGCGTACCCGTTTCCCGTCTTGTCAACTTCAGGCTGCCAGAGACGATCATCCTTGTAGGAATTCTCTCCCCCGCCTTTAGTGACTTTCTCTAGTTCCTTGGCAATCTTGCCAAGGTTGTTCTTTGAACTCTTCTTGAAACTTGCGAAATCTGACATCGTATTGCTCCTTTTACTGGGTGTACTGAGTATCTGACAATGTGCTGAGTATACAGCGTGTACGGTGTGTGTCAAGCGAATGGCAATGATTTCTTACGCGGCAATAGATTCACTTGTCGTGCTTCGTTCTCAATGTTTTCAATGATTGGACGAGACAAGTGCTTTGCCACAAGCGATGCATCAACTGAATGCTCTTCGCAAATTTCCAAAACAGCCTCCATGTAGGAGATCTTTCTGTTGGAAACCATTCGTTCTATGAGGTTGGATATCTGTGTGGGGTCAATCATGATGAGGATTATACTCTATGTATTGTGGTGTCAAGGAGTATAAATAATCAAGATCACAGAATCATAAAAAGGAATCAAAATGGCTTACGACACGGACAACAATGTGGCAGTATCAGGATTTTCTGGAGAAGCAGTAATAGCAACAGACTACTCCGCAGCAGAGGGTAATCATTTTCAAGTAATGAAGATTGCTTATGGTGCTACTGGTGAAGGTGGCACAAGAGTTACATCATCAAACGGTTTGCCAGTTGCTATCGTAAATACTCCTTCAGTTGCTGTATCAAGTGTCGGTGGACCGGTTACTGTAACGGGAACAGTAAATGTAAACACTCATGCAGTTACCGCAACAGATCTTGATATTAGAACATTAACCGCAGGAGATCCCACAACTGCTGGCGCAATTGCTCAAGATGTCGTTCGTGTGGTTGGATATTCTGGTGGTTGGGCAGTTGGAGTAACTGCAACCAACTTTGGTATTCGTGCATTGACTGCGGGAGATCCAGCGACGGCTGGTGCTGCGGGTCAAGATGTTGTGAGAATCGTTGGCTACTCTGGCGGATGGGCAGTTGGAGTTACCGCAACAGATCTCGACATTCGTTCATTGACTTATGGTTCTGATAGTGTGTCTGTGTTGAATACTGTTGTCGTGGAAAGCACGGAAGATCCTTTTGTATCGGATCCTTATTTTGGATTTCAGACTCGTCTACTAAGAGCAACAACAGGGGCTAACCCTGTTACAACAGGTGTTGGATTGTCAGCATCAATCGTGGGTGTGGAAGACACAGTCCGTGTAGTTGGTCTTTCTGGTGCCTGGCCCGTTTCAGCCCTCTCACACGGTCTTACCAACATCAACAATTACAACACCAAAGTCCCATTCAGTGTAGACAGCACTGGTGCTTTGTTTGTGAATCTTGCTAGTGGTTCGATTAGCGTCACTGCTGATGTTGGAAGTATCACTATTGGTGCCGTTTCAATTAGCGGAATATCATTAGGAAACGCTACCGCCGCAAGTCAAGTAGTACAAATTCATGGCTATACTGGCACCGGTGTAATTCCAGTTGAAGTGACAGGAACCGTGAATATTGGTGGAACTGGTCTCACACACCTTTCAAACATTGCAACAAACACACTGCGTGTGCTTGGAGCCTGCGGAGACTATGTTGGATTGACGGGTGAGGCACTCACTGCACTGAACTCACTGAAATTCACTGGAAACAATCTACAGACTCAAGATGCAAGCACAGTTGCCATAAACAGTGCAGTTAGCACAATTAATACCAATATCGGTACCATAGAAGACATACTCACCAGCACATCTGTTGCCAACAGTCTTGTCACAGCAAACGGATTGAAAGTTGATATCAAGGCAATAGTACAACCAACAGGTGGAACTGCAAATAAGGTTGCTATAGCATCTGGTGTTGCTGGCACATCAACCATATTCTCATCTGTGGCTCTAAGCAGCGGTGTACATTTCCGAAGTGATCTGAACAATACAGGAACCATATTCATTGGCTTCTCAACCGCAGTTTCTTCGCAAGGGGGATTCCCATTGTACAACGGAGATCAGATATTCATCGAAACAGACAACTTGAATAGAATTCATGCATGGTCAACCATCGCTGGTGCTACTCTCTATTACATAGGAACCTAATACATGCGTAGTGACTTTATAAACAAACGATTCATTAGCAATAAAAGACTATTATCTCAAACAAATTTTACTGATACTGAGATCATAGTCATACCAGAGTTTGATACTTTCTATTACCACAATCCACCATCAGCCTTTGGAGATGATAGGTGGGCTGGAACTGTAGTATTGCCGAACAGTGGAAATCTTGAAGAAGCAACACAAATTCCAATCGGACTATTGAATCCGTGGAATGATGGAGATGATGCTCCATCAGATGGTTCTAATGGATTTCCCGGCACAGTCATTCAAGTGAGAACACCGACAAGAACAGCAATGGCTTTTAACTTGTCATCGCTTCCAGCAAACGCACAGATAACTGATGCAAAACTTAAACTAACCGTGTCCAGCAAGAGAGATTGGGATTAAGGAATTTTAAATGTCGAATCAAAATTTCTTGAATTTTCTTGAAGACTATGATTTGTTTATCGCAAACATTCTAAAGTCACCAGGAACATATATTTACATTTCTCCAAACGGCAGTGATATTACGGGAAATGGGGACAGTTCAAATCCCTATCACACGCCACAAAAAGCCTATTCGATGATAGGTTCTACCGGTGCTGATGCTGAGATAAGATACATCATCGCAAAAGAAGGTGTCTATGATTTAGACAATATCACAAATACTCCTGGCTCTGCTCTAGCATTTGCCACAGACAAAGTTTTATTTTTTGGTGATGAAACCTTTAGAGAAAAAAACATTGTGGTCGTATCCGAAAAATTGCATGGCTGTAAAATTAAGGGATCCATTGATCTTGTATTAGATACGTCATATGGAGTTAATGGTATATCCTCGGGAATAAAACGATACAAGTTTAAACCAGAACATTTACCATTTACAACTGATCTAAAAAAGATAGATTTTTCATTGTATGATTATGATTATAATCTTCCACACAATGTATCTTTAACATCTCCATCAACGCTGTCTCCGTGTTTATTGAATAGAGGTGAAACTGGTTCTGAATACCCAGAATTATATCTTTCGTACCCAGAGTCATTTACTTTTCCCTCTGTAAACATATCTGGTTCTAAATTCGTCCCATATGGTTCAACAACTGATGGGATTTTACATGGGATAACTGGTGATGGAACAGATCAATTAATGGATTTGGTCTTTGCCAGAGACGGTTCGGGAATTTCCACAGACTGGACTAATACCACGCTTGTAATGCAAGGCGGAAATAACAATTTGTCATTCCATAAAGTGGTTGGCATTAGTTATGCCGAACGCAAGATTAACATCCTAGATAAACCACCATACTCACCCGTAAGAAATATTGCTTTTATTGGCAATAAATCTTGGCTCGGAAATACCTACGAATATGCTTTTGAACTTGATGGCGAAGAAAAATATTTTTATGTGAGATCAGATAGCACAATAGCCCCACGAATTCCAGTCTTAAGAATTGGTATTAATCTCTGTAGAGTTAAAAATATTCAATTTATAGGATTTGATATTTTTGAATTCCGTGAAGAGAATGTCGGCTACTCTTCTAATGCAGACAATTTTAAAATAAGTTCAAATATAGTATTTAAGTATAATGCATTTCACCACGCAGACAATGCTGCTTTCCATGGCAACTTTAGCAACTCTCTTGTTTTAGGAAATCTATGTTATAAATCTTTCTATAGAGGATTGCATTTCTCTGGCTGCACCGGAGTAAATATTAAATATAACACCGTTGTTGGGTGGAGAACTAAAACCGGCATTTACATGTCTGGTAGTTCTGGAAACAATGTTTATGGTAATAATATTTTTACAATAGCAACACAACACGGGAATGGAATGGCATTCTATGACAGGTGTGCCGACATTAATATTGAAAAGAATTTTATCTACACCCCAACCAATATCGGTGTGGCAATTCAAGAGTATAACGGAATAAGCGGCAATCCTGGTTTTACTATTAAAAATAATGTGTTGTTCTCCGATAGAGGTTTGAAAATATATGAGGTGGAACAAAGAAATTGTGGTATGCGGGGAGATCTAGCCAATTTTAAGATACTCAATAACGTCGGTAGTGTGGAGATAGACAAAGAAGAAACTTTGACTATGCCGTGGTGGAAATTTAATAACTTTGCTATAAGAAATAATTTTTTAACAGGACCACTTCATGTAGTAAGAAACTTAGTAAAAACTGAGTTAAGCACAAATCATTTATTGCCGACAAGTTCTTTGTCTAGTGGGTCAAGCGGTTCGTACATTTTGGGAACAACAGCGGAATTTTGCGGTGGAAGTACACCGTTCATAGTAAATGCCCCACAAGAATACATCGATGATTTTTATCAATCTGGATTAGGTTATGCCATTTACAATGGAAAATTTTCGGGATCTGCATGGAATCATTCTTGGTTACCAGGCATAACTGTTGGTGGGGTGATGATTCCGGATTCCAAAGCAATTTATAGATGGTGGGCTTACAACAAGAATTTAGATGGAGTCACATGTTTATACAACAATATATGGCTGTGTAAATCAACAGACAGTCAAATATCCGCATCAATTTCTGCTGTTGGTCTAACTTCAGATTTTGATTACACCGACTCAGCAACAAATTCTAAATTGTTGTTGGACAAAACATTTACCAACGACACTTCAATTTTCAGCACAGGATTTTATTTCCAATCAGCGAACGGGTCTACGTTACAAACTTACTTAATAGATCCAACTGCTGAAAATACTGGAAAATATGATTTCCGAGTCAAGCCGACAATATTTGATCATAAAAGTGATACAGTAACGACAGCAGGAATTGGAATAGATTGGGTTGGTCCTAGTTTTAAAGGAAACTCATATGCTGAATTCATGACCAACAATTTATACGATTGGTGGCTATACAACTATGATCAAATTATAACTGAAGAAACTGCCAACACAACCACACAACCAACCTCTAATCATCCTATCACCATAAGTCTCACCACAACCGATATCAAAAAGGATATTAGTTGGGCAAGTAAAGATACGTTCAATGCAACAACTCACGGTGCAGATTCTTTCTATTCCGACATAGTACAAATACCAAACTACTTAGAAAAAATAGAAGATATTACAGATCCAGCGAATGATCCGAGTATTGGTCCTAGCAGAAGCAATGAAACATCAGGAAACAGTGTACTGATACCCAATCAAGGTGGTGTCTTTGTCACAGGTGGAACGGTTGACATAACGCTGGATACAACTATCGGTGCTGTAAACTCAATCGACGTAAAGAACCTCGCAACAAAGTTTCAGTCTGTAGTTAGAACTGCTAATGGAAATACCTTTGCAGTCATTCTTCATGGCAAGACTATACCAAGTACACAGTTTGGTGAGTACAAATATGTTGCACCACAATCTATGCCAAGAGAAGAGTGGGAAAATAATGGTAGTCCAACTAACATAGACCCAGAAGGTCTTCACTATCAAAATTTCTATAAAGAGTTTGCGTACATTGCATTCAATAGCAAAGAATCACCAGTCGTTTCAC